CCAATCACGTTTAGCGTCTAAGTTTCCTAAATAAAGTTTGTCCGCAAGACCCAAGTGTATTTTTGCAACACCATCTGTAATTTTTCTAGTTACAAACTCATGTCCTCTTCTTTCTGATTCATGATTAAATAGAATACCAGAACAATTAAACATGTCATAAGACTCTCTATAATTTTTAGTAATCCAGTGTCCGTAAAGTTTAGCAACACCATAAGGACTTCTTGGGTAGAAAGGTGTATTTTCATTTGCTGGTTCAGTACCCATTTTACCAAACATCTCAGATGAGCTTGCTTGATAAAATTTAATTTTCTTACCACATTCTCTGATTGCTTCTAACATACGTAAAACACCCATTCCTGTTGTGTTACTTGTCATCTCAGGTGTATTCCAACTTTCAGCAACAAACGATTGTGCACCTATATTATAAATTTCATCTGGTTCGCTTTGTTTGATTGCTCTAAGAATTGAATTTTGGTCTGTAAGGTCACCTGAAATAATATTTATTTTTCCGTCTAAATGTTCGACGTTCGTATTATTTTTTACTGAGGTTCTTCTTTCTAAACCGAATACTTCATAATCTTTACTTAAAAGTAAGTCTGCTAAATGACTTCCATCCATACCTGTTATGCCGGTAACTAATGCTCTTTTTTTTGCCATTTTTATTAGTTCGTTGTTTGATTTTTATTGTAGATTTCTCTGATTTTTTCTAAATTTTTTGGGTCTGTGCTTTGCGTTATCTCAAACCATTTAGGTAAATATGCAAATGGTAAAAGTTCAGTCTGTAGACCTTCTTCGTTAAGTAATCTTTCAAGTGCCCATCCGTTTTGTCCGTTTGCTTTATATGTGTCATATTTGGTCATGATTTGATAGTCAGTTGCAAAACCTCTATGGATTACACAGTAATTTGTTTTTACTGCCGATTGCAAACCATCAGGATATTGTTTGTGATGAAGTCCTGATTGTTGTGGGAATGTCAGATTACCTGTATTTCTCCAAAGAGGAACCCAACCACCATTCAATGAATGGTATTGGTCATCCACTCTATAATGGATGTCACTCCTCCAAAGGTTGTAGTGGTCAAAGAAAAATGCGTCAACTCGTTCGAAACTACCTTGTCGACATAATTCTTTTAATAATTTTCCATCGTCATCTAACAAACGACCGTCTAATAATAAGTCACCATCTAACCATAAAATCCAATCCGTATCAGGATGTTCTTTTAATAATTTTGTTAATAGTTCATTTTTACAAACAAGTTCTTCAGAAAAACGATTAACCTCAGATTCTATTACGGTTACATTATCAAATTGTTTATAATATTCTTTACTTCCATCTGTGGAATTTTGGTCAAAAATGTACATGTGGTCACATACCGACATACACTTGAACCAATTTTCAAGGTTTCCCTTTTCTAATTCATTTCTCAACTGTGTGAAACCAACTATTTTCATATTAATTTCTTATTTTATGCGATTTTAGTTTTTTAGTAATAGTATTAAAGAGATGCTGATTTCTGTATGCTTTATTTATTAAAACTGCGTCTTTAACTAAATTAGTGTAATGCCACTGGTGAATGGCAATTGGTTCATTAACAATTTCAAGTTTTAGATTCATTAATCGTATTCTTAAAAGTAGTTCGTCATCGTCAAAGGCGTGACCTTCAGCATATCTTTCATCAAATCCCCCAAGTTCATCCATATTTTTTTTAGTCATCGCAGAAACAAAATGATAATAACTTGGTCTACAAAATGAGTGATTGTACCAGGCTTCCTCACCTTCTTGCGTGAACCCAATCATTTTGAATTCACCAATCTCGGTTTTAATTTTATCGTAGATGTTTTGCTCTTGAAAATCTAAGTTACCGATTCTTTGTGTTTTTTCTTGGTTGATTGCGTATGTGGAAAACGTTAAGTAATTTGTGTCGTTAATATTCTCTCTAATATATTTTAGTATGTCCCCCAAGTGTAGACACTCAGGATTTTGTAGGATGACAACATCACCTTTTGCTTCTTTAATTCCTACATTAAATGGTACACAAGGGTTATGGTACCATTTGTCTTTTTTTTCTAATCTAACAACTTTAAGGAAACTAAAACGTTCTTGTAAATCTTCAATTCGTTCATTCTCATCAGAACAATCATCAACAACAATAAACTCTGTATTATCAACTTCGCTTGATTTTTTAATTGTTTCTAATGTGTTGATTAGTTGTGATTTTCTATTGTGGTAGGCACTTACGATTGATAATTTCATAATAGATTTTTTAATGTTTCAATAATTTTATCTGACGTAGTACCATCACCTAACCATTCAGTATTAATTTCTTTTTCGGAGTCTAACCAATCAAATGAGTCAGACCAAGTTTGATTATTTTCGGTGTTTACGTTAATCATAAATGAACAATTATTTTCAACAGACTCAGGTCTTTCTGTAAAATCTCTTGGTACGATTACGGGTACTCCTAATAAACAAGGTTCTTCTTGTGCTGTACCAGAATCCGAAATAATAAACTTACATGAATTTATTTTTTTCAGGTAATTTTTGAAGGACATTAAATCAATTTTTTTAATGTTTCCTAAATCAATATTTTGTTTTTCTAACTCTTGAACGGTTCTATTGAACGATAACATCTCAACTTCGCAGTTATACTTCTCAGCAACTAAATTTGCGTATTTTATGATGTTCTCAAGTCTTTCTTTATATTTGAAATTTTCAGGTCGGTGGATATCTAAAACAATACTATTTTTCTTTTCTTCTTTTTCAAACGTTACTCCGTTAACAACTTCAACAATCGTATTACCAACAACAAAAATATTTTCTGGTGAAATATTCTCCTTCAATACCTTTTCCTTGTAGTTATCGTGATAAACAAAAAGATAATCACTACAATGGTCACAAATTGTTCTGTTAATTTCTTCTAACATTCTTTTATCGTATGACCTCATACCTGCTTCAATGTGTGCTATTTTATAACCTTCTTTTTTCAAAACTGTAGACGCTAACACAGAGTTTGAGTCACCTAAGAAAATAATAACATCAGGATTTAAATTCTCATTTCTGATTAACTCAATTAGTTTAATTTGTAATTCACTTGTTTGATGAAAATGTTCTTTACCCATCCCACCAATACCTAAATTGTAATCAGGTTTTCTAATTTCTAATTCATCAAAAAAAACATCTGACAAAAGTTTATCGAAGTGTTGTCCTGTATGGATTAATATGTGATTAAAGCTATCATCTAACTTTTTGAAAATACTGGACATTCGGATAAAATCTGGACGAATACCAGAAACTGTAATAATTGTTTTCATCTTTTTAATTTATTATTTTAATATATTCTTCTTTTATTTTTTTTGCAACTTCAATTGAATTGAACTTCTCGACATCAACAGGAATTTCGTGTTTTTCTTTACTAAGAATTTCACCTTTGTCGTCTACTTGATAAATCCATCCGGGTTTTCCACATAACCAACCTTCTATGGTTGTTCTACCAAGTAAAATACCTGCGGTTTCTGTACAGTTTTTTACATACTCCTCAACTTTATTGGTTGCCTGAAAATGTTTTACATGTGTATTTTCAAGTAATTCTGAAAGATAGTTCGATTTATTTTCACCAACTAACCAAAGTTCTTTGTTTTGTGATTTTGAATACTCCACTAAATCTTTAATTGTTTTTTCCCTTAAGTAATCTATTGTACCAACAAAAAGTACATAGGGGTATGTTTTAGTGTTTTTAGTGTTAAATCTATTAGTATCAATGGGATTATATATAACCTCAGTTAATTCTTGTTGTATATCAAAATTGTCAATTATATGTTTTTGTATTTCAGGTCTAATACAAATGTATTTTTTAATAGAATCATTTATAACGGGATTCTCCAAACTGATTACTTCTGAATGTATTGTAGAAATTTTTGGGATATTTGGATACAATCCACAGATATGGTTAGTGATTGGGTTGTGTTGGGTATGGATGATATCGTAGTTTACTTCAGATATCTTATACATCATGTTAGGTTGACTTTTAACAACACCTTGTGGTGTGTTTAATCCCCAAACACCATCACCAAGTTTATAACCTGGTGGTTCAGAAAATGGTAAAACTTTTACACCCTGTTGTTGTGCCAATTTAGATAGAGGACCCTCAATATCAGAAAGTACTGTTACATCACAATTTAATTTCTTTAAGCTTTTTGCCAACTCATACACATACATTTCTGACCCCGTAAAGTTTTTGAAGAATAAACAAGACAATAATACCTTCAAAGGAGAGTTAACATCAAGGTTTCTTTTTATTTTGACGGGGAGTTTATCTTTGTGTTTCTCCGCAAACTTAATTCTGTTTTGTTCCCATTCTTCATTTGTGGCACCAATAGATTTGTGAGTTACTCTTACATCATAGATAACACCAATTTTTACCTCTTCAATAAAATTTCTAAACGAAAAATCTACATCATAAAAGTGAAACCCTTTTATTTCTTCATTAAAAGTTTGTTTAATGTTTTTCTTATTTAATACAATAAAAAGACCATCTACTAAAACAACGTCTTCTATTTGATTACCTAAACTTGCTGAGTATTTTGACTCCCATTTTTTACCGTCATGTTCGTGATTAACGATACCTTTCATTTTTGAAAAGTCTTCCCACCATTTAGCGGATTCGGGTAATTGTGTTGAACCAGCAAGTCCTAACACACCATATTCGGGACTTCTTTTGAAGTGCTTTAATATTTTACTACCCCAATTCTTACTATCAAAATAGATGTCGTCATGACATAGCACAACAATATCATTTGTTGCTTGTTCTAAAATCATATTGTAAGCTTCAGGTAATGAATACTTACCTTCATTTTCTATTGGGATTATTTGTGGGTTCGATACCCCACATGATTTTTTTAATAGCTCAACAAAACCATTATCAATTTTTCTGGTTGAAAATCCTATTGTTATCATTTGATATTTTCTATAAAATTAAGTGCTGATAATATTACTTTATCCATATCATAATATTTGTATTCAGCGAGTCTACCTCCAAAATAAACATTTTTTTCCTTAATGGAAAGTTTTTTATACTTTTCATAAAGTTCATTATTTGTTTTATCGTTTACGGGGTAGTATGGGTCAGTAATATCAGGTTGGTATTCTACTGGAAATTCGTCAGTAACCCAAGTCACGTCTGATTCTGAATTTTCAAAATGTTTATGTTCTATGGTTCTTGTTTTTCGTGTTTTTTTATCAGTGTAGTTCATTATTGCGACTCCCTGATAATTTTTTGAATCTAACCTCATATGCTCAGATTCAACCGTTTTATACTCTAAAGGACCAAATTGATAGCTAAAATACTTATCTATTGGGCCCGTATATATCAACTTTTTATGTTTGGGTAAGTCATCCTTAAAAAAGTCAGTATTTAACTTTACATCAATACCGTCTAATAATTTTTCAAATATTTTTGTATAACCACCAATAGGTATTCCTTGATATTTATCATTAAAATAATTGTTATCGTAGTTTAATCTTACGGGTAATCTTTCAATGATTTCTTTAGGTAAAAGTTTTGCCGACTTTTTCCATTGTTTTTCAGTATAACCTTTGATAAGTTTTTTGTAACATTTTTTACCAACTAAACTTATTGCGCATTCCTCTAAATTTTTTGGGTTGTCGTTCTGATACTTTTTTAATTTTTTAATTAGTTGGTGTGGGTGTGTAATGTTGTATATTTTAGAAAAAGTCCACATATTAAAAGGGAGAGAATATATCTCACCCTTGTAATTTGCAACAGTCCTAAGAGTAAAATTATTAAATGATGTAAATTGGTTTATCCAAGACCAAACTTTTTCATTAGATGTGTGAAAAATATGTGGACCGTAGTCATGTACGTTAATGTTATCTCTGTTGGACGTATAGCAATTCCCACCAATGTGATTTCTTTTTTCAATAACGCAGACTTTATGTCCCTTTTTGTGTAACTCATGTGCACAAATAGAACCAAAAAATCCTGAACCAACTATCAAATAATCATACATATTACAATCCCGTAGAACCGAAACCATTACTGTTTCTGTCCTTATCTTCTATTTTTTCAACTTGGATTAAATTAACAAACTTTCCGCAAATAACAGGACATAAAACTGCTTGTGCAATTTTTTGACCTTTCTGTATTTTAACTCTTTCGTTTGTTGTGTTAAATAAAATTACTTTTATTTCACCTTGATATCCGCTATCAATAGTACCTGGTGAATTCAATACAAACAACCCTTGATTAAGTGCTAATCCACTTTTAGACCTAATTTGCACTTCATAGGATTCACTAATATCTAATCTAATACCTGTAGGAATTAAAGCTCTTGAATTTGGTTGGACCCAAACTTCTTCAGACGCTCTTAAATCAAATCCAGAATCAGATGAGTATTCATAATGAGGGTTCTTATTTTCGGAAGAGTTTATATATTTCAAATCAATTTTGATTGGCTCGTCACCATACTCTTCATTCATTTGATTAAAATGATTGTTCAAATCTTCTATATCAATACCTAAAGATTCTATAAATTTTTGAGGATTAGATAAGTCCGCGTTACCCAACATAGACTTCATCTCTTTAATCATTTTAATTTGTTGTTTAGCGTCTTTTAATTTATCAAACATTATTTTAAGGATTTTAATTGTAAAATTGCGTTTATTAAAACATCTACATCTTTTTCGCAGTATTCTGCGATTTCTTGTAGTCTGTTATGGTTCCAATAAGCTTCATGAACCATTCCACCATTAATTGGTCCGTCTTTAGGAGTAGGAATATCTAAACACGTACACATTAAATCTAATGAACCAATTGCTGTGTATGCGCCATATTGCCAAATTTCTTTTGTGTCGATTGCCTTAACCTCCCAAGGTTTCGTATCGTATGAAGGAAGTATCTTTGAAGGCATAATTCCATTGATAATCATACGTTTTGCTAACATAGGAATATCAAAGTTTTTAAGGTTGTGACCACAAAGATAAAAATCTAATTTATGACATCTATTCAAAAGGTCTCTTACTTCTAACAATAACTTGTGTTCATCGTCGTTAGAAAAAGTTTGTTTTTTAATCTCACCATTTTCCAAAACAAACGCCATTGATACACAAACTATCTTAGCAAACTCAGGAACTAATGCTGTTCGTTTAGCATATACATCATCCATTTTTTGCATTTCTTCCTCAAGACCATTTGTTTCAACATTATCTTCTGGAAATCTTTTTAAAAACCAATCAAAGTATTTAACAAATTGCTCAGCAATTTTGGGGTGACTTTGTTGACAAGAACGCCAGTCTTTACATAGACCAACAGTTTCTATGTCTAAAAATAAAATTTTGTTAATAGGTACGTTTATCATTTTATTAAGGATTTATATAATTCTGCTCTATCTTTTGTTACGTTATTCAAATCGTATTTATCTTTTACCGTTTCATAAAGTTTTTGTCCTAAATCATATGCTAAATTAGGGTTGTCAATTAATTTTTTCATGTATTTTGACCAATCGCTATGATTTCTTGCTTCATCAACTAACAACGCATTTCCGTCAGTAAATTCTCCTTTGTTTAGTGCGTGTTTCAAATCGATAGTGTAAGGACCAATATTTGAAGCAATTATTGCCTTTTTATAGAACCCCGCCTCAATAACTTTAAGTTGTGATTTAACTCTATTAAATACGTGGTTTTTAATTGGAGCTAAAGAAACGTCAAACCATTTGTAGTTGTTTGCATAACTTGTTACGGGTTTTGTCCATATTCTATTGTAGAACGGAAGTTCATCACTTTTGTATTCCTCTTCAGCAAACTTCATTAAAAAATCTTTATGTTTACTATCAACTAACTTGTAATTGTCTGTAAAAATTTCTTCGTATCTTGCCCATACCGTTTCTTGTGGTAAGATATCTCTTTGTTTTTGTTCACCAGTTTGTTGGTTAATTTCTGTAACAGTACCTCTAATGTCAAAACCACATAAGTACATACTAAACTTATCTTTTAATGGTGATAATTTATTCATAGTACCATCCAATAATTTCAAATCATGAAGGTGAGAAGAACCACCTAACCAACCGAATCTTAACTTATCTGACGGTTCAGTTTTTGCTTTAAATTGTGGTTCATTTGGATTAATTGCGTTCGGTAAAACAAAAACATTTTTGTTAAACTTGGAAATCTCGTTCGCAAAAAACGATGTTGTTGTTGTTACATAAGATGCAACTTTAAGATTTTCTATAATTTTTTTATGAAGATTAGTTTGTAAAACCATCTGATGTACGGGATGTTCTTTAGTTGGTAACCAATAGTCGTCTAAATCCATAATTGTTATGATACCAATAGAATTTAATCTTTGAATTAAGTCTACTGAGTTATCATAGTTGTGTGCGATTGTTCTGTGGAAATGTACGATGTCGTAATTTTTCCAAAAATTGTAATCATTAACTTTTGGTTCGTAGTCAATATCTACGTGAAATTCATCTGGATATAAATTTTGTAAACTTACGTGAGGGTCAATAGACCTAAATTTGCCCACACCTGTTTTATCTGAAGGTAGTACTAATACTTTAATTTTATTCATGAGTGTTTTTTCAGTAAAAGTAGGTGAATTAAAATAAAAAATCCACCCCTTTTGAGAGTGGATTGAAAATCATTTTATTTATTTTATTTTAATTTTTTAATCTTAGTTACGTTACCCACAAATAAATGATTACCTACTTTGAATTGGATAATGTCGTTTGATTTTGTTGTAGATTCTACTAACATACCTGCTTCCATTAACTCTTCTCTAACAACATCCCTTACGGTATCTCTAACAACATCTCGTATCATAGATTTCATTTCGTTCAAGTTAAAATTAGATGGTGATGGTTGTTTTGTTGTTAAACCCTTAGCTGATGATTCTTGTGAAGTTGTTGAGTTTGCATTCATACCCATTAATCTTTGAGCTCCCTCGATGATTTCATTACTAATTACTGAACCCCCATTCATAGAGCTTGGTTGTACGATTGGTTGTTCAATCATCAATTTTTTTATTTCATCAGGTAGTTTAGAATTCATAATTCTATCCGATTCGATTGGTTTTGATGGGTCGAAATTAGAACTTTTAGTTGTTGATTCCATCATATACTCCTGAGGTATATTATATGACGCATTAGGAGTATCATAATTTTCAACCATCGGTATTGATGGCGTTGCAGTTCCTCTGTTTATTCCATTATGTGCGTCCATAATTTTTTTAGAAATTGCTAATTTTTGCATTAAATCTGACATGCTATGCTATATTTTGTGTGTCGTCGAATTTTGCGTTTAATATCACACTCGACATAAGTTTATCACCATCTGGGTTATAATCAGGTCTCATTTCATAAAAGTTATCACCCTGTGGTTGATAAGTCAATATTTTTACTAACTTAAAAAACCTCCAACCAGGAATAGGGTTATTTTTTGTAACTTTTGAATGTGATACCCCTTGTCTTTCCCAAGCACGTAATACTAATTCTCCCTTTTTAGAATAACCAACACAAACAGGTTCAATATCACGGAATCCTCTACCGTATTCCTTACCCTCATAGTTAATTGTTATCACTTGTTTTTTTCTAATACTATCTTGAACCACATCTAAATTTGCGGCTTCTAAAATAAGTTGAGAAAGATTATTTAGTAGTTTCACGATACAGTGTAGTAAGGATTATTTTGTGAGAATTTATTAATTTTTAAATCATCTTTTCTTTCTGTGATATCTTGTGATGTACCAGCATTTTGATTATAAATATCTAATTCACCACCCGTACCCCTACCAATTTTATCACCGTCGGCTATTGCATCAGGGTGAACTGTTGAATATTGGTCAGCAGGGTTGAAGTCATTTCTTGGGAAAAGTTTTTTTCTTTGTTCTTCAGCAATACGACTTAATTCATTAGCCGGTTGTGAGAAGTCCATCTTATCTGATTGAACTGCCATTATATTATTTTTTTATAAAGTTTATTCATTATATCAAATTCTTCCTTTAGTCTCACGTCAATATCACTATTTGTTTTTGTGTTAGACACTAAAGGGTTTGTTATTAAATTATTTTTTTCGTGGTCATCAATAAATTGATTTTGCATCCCCGCATTCATCTTTATGGTTTTACCATTTTTATCATTTTCTCTCCAAACTCTCAAAACCTCATCACACCATGTTTTCATTCTATCACCACCATTCAATATAAATGGGGCATCTTCTTTTTTTCCTGAAAAATTATCAAACCAACTTTTGATTCTTTTAATTTGTTGGTATGTCGCTTGTTTTGATTTTCTTAATTGTTGGTTTCTATTATAACCTTCAATGTTTTGATTACCCTGTACTGTACTAAAACAATCGTCAAGGTGTTTCACAAGACTATCAGGGATTATTGCAATTCTATCATATAGATTTTTATTCATCTCTTAACATTTGCATTAATTCTTTTACGGAAATTCCTTGTTCCTTAGCCAATTTTTTTATTGACCTAATGTTTCTTAAAAGAAGAGGATTTATTAAATCTTTAACTTTTCTTTTTTCAATATCTTCACCTGATTTTTTATCAAAGATAACATCTTCACCCACTTCTTTTTCTTTTAGGATTGGTCTACCAACAAAACCTTTTTTATTTTTGTATGGTGATTTTTCGTCTCTTTCAGGGCTTTTACCAAATTCATCCTCAACTCTTTTTTCGGCGGAATTATCATCCATTTCTAATTCGTCTTTGAAGTATTCTAATGTTTCTTCAGCATCCATATTCATAGTGTCCTTATAACCATAAGCTTTAGACATGTCATTTTCCTTAACACGACCTTCACCATAGTATCCATACCAACCTCTTAACAATGGGTCTCTTGGGTTTCTAGCTGCCTGTACTATTTGGTCGGTAGTACTGGTTCCAATACCCGCACTTGCTGGTGAAAGAATAGGAATATCCGATGATAACCACGTACCATCGTCATCAACAAGCTCAGTGACCTCCTGTTCTTTAGGTTCGTCCTCAGAAGAATTTATCTTTTTTAAAAATATTTCGTGGGACTTGCATGGCATATATTTTCTATCACCATTTTCGTTGTGATAGTGTGAACCAGTACAACCGAGTGTTTTTGCAACTCTTTCTGCCCTTTCTTCTGTTGAGTATTTGTACGTTTTCATCTGAGCTTTTACCTATAAATACTCCATACAAAGTATTTATCATAAAAAAGAATGCCAACTCAAAATTTAAATACATATTATTACCCAAAGTACAAATCTTTTTTGAACACAAGTCAATATTTTGACCTTACGTTGGCCGCGGATGAAAGAGACTATGATGAGGAAGTTGTTTTCTCAACTGACATTATAGGTGCTAATGATGGAACAAGATTACCAATACGTTTAGATTTGAATGATGCAGGTTCTTGTCCCCAACTTTCTATGACTTTTGATAATTTTTACACAGGTGCAACATTAGTGTCCAAAAATTATTATAATCCAAATAACTTGGATTTAAGTTGTCTGTCTGCGTTTACAGGTACTTGTGATGTTGGTTTGACCGCCACTGATAATGGTTTGTATACCGGAATGACAGGACAAACGTTGTACTATACGATGGGAGTTAGAGATGATTATAAGTTTCACCCACATTATTATGATAGAAGAATGAAATTACATATGGTTACGGGATACACTTTGAGTCCTAACCAAGTTTTTTCAGGTAGACCAAAAAATGCGATGTACAACATCGTTTCGAAAAGTGCGTCTACAATTGGATATTATCAAGAACTATACGGAGGTTTCTACCAAGGTTTTTATAAATTGTTTGGTTATGACTATGAAGTTTTTCCTGAGAGATTAAATAAGGGTTGGACTATGGAAACGGTTATTAAACCTAGAATAACTGATGAATATTCAATAAGTGCATCCACAGAAGAATACTTAAACACTCGTTATCCTGAAAATGCTGGAACATTCTTTTATTTTGGAACAAGAGCAGAAAATAAATATTACCATTTTGCCGACGGACATCCTGAAAGTGATAGTGGATATACAAGAGTCACATCAGGACTCACAAGTTTGAGTAGCTGTACTTGTAATCAAACAGGGTTTACAAATGCGAATTGTTTAATGGTTTATCCAAAAAGTGCAACAACGGCATATCATAATATTGGATGTGGTTGTGGTGCTTGTACAACACAATTACCGGTACAACCTTTGGACCCTAAGTTTGATGTTTTATCAAACGCATTATCGATGAGGTTTAGTGGTTGTCCTGCCGACCCTAGAATATGTGTAAAAGTAATGACAATAACCGGTAACTGTGTTACCACAGGTACTTGTGCAACAACAGGATTAACTTATCAAACGGGATATACCATAACTGAATTTTGTAGTGAACCAATATATAGTGTTTGTGATTACGTTTGTTCTGCTATTACAACAGACAGATGGGTTATGATTACATCTGTTTTTGAAAGGTATACTACGATAGAAGAGTGTGATTTATTAAATTTAGGTGGTCTTGGGGATTTACGTAAAGTTACTTATCAGTCGATACTTAACGACACATCTTATAATTTAATAATGCCACCTGAAACACATTCGGGAGGAACAAAAGAAAATAAAGTTTATAAAATAGATTTTCGTAAACGATGGTTTGATGATGAGTGGTATCGATTAGGTAGATTAAAAGTTTATGTGAACGGATACTTGTTCATGACTATAGAAAATTTCGAAGAGATTATACCAAGAGAATTGAATTGTGAAAAAGAAAAACAACTAGGAGTCCCTTTCAACATATCTTGGGGTGGGGGTACTCAAGGTTTACACGACCATTTAATTTTTTCCGCAACAACTACACTTACTGGTCCATATAAACAAGACCCTGAGTTATTTCCGGATGAAATTTTGTCAGCAACAACATATAGTGGTTTAACAACGCAAATTTTAATGGAACAAAACTTTGGCGGGACTTTCATGGGCGGTATATCACAATTCAGAATGTACACTGAGTCGTTTAATAGTTCCCAAGTACAACATAATTTTAGAATTTTGAAAGATAGGTTTAATCTTTTTGATTTTTGGTGTCCCGATTGTTTAATACCAAGTACTCCCACTCCTACACCGACCCCAACACCTACACCTACACCGACCCCAACACCAGTACCTGGTACACCTTCAACATTTAATATGAGATTGTTTGAATCAGGTTCAGATGTAATCTTGTCGGGTACAGGTAACTTTAACACAACCAATTTAACTTTTGCATTTCCAGGTTCTTTGAATGGTTCAGTTAGACCTAATAATGCCAATTTCTTTAGTGGGGAAGGTAATATTACACAACTTTCTTCTAATGCGTATGGTGGTGCGTCGTTAAGTATACCAAGTAATTTTGGTTCTGGTGCCTTAACTCAGGCTAACACAGGAAATGGTGTATCGGTCGGAATACAGACCCTTGGACTTTCACCATATTTAATACTACCAACAGGGTACACATCAAACTCTACTATCACAACACAATCAACTTTTACAGGAAAAACTCTATCAAGTTTAGGCGCAACAGTAGGTACTTATACTTATAGTTGGGGAACTGGTTCAAATGCTGGAACCATATCACTTCAGGTTGGACCTTAAAATATTTAAAAATTTAAACGTGGAATTTTTTATAAAACAAAATACAACTTTACCGATAGTCAAAATGGATGTAGTTTTTGACGGTAGGACTGACGCGGGAGAAGAATTTTACTCAGTATTGGATAATGCGACTTTAAGATTTTCTATGATTAGCGAAGATACCGGTATACCTAAAATTAGTATGAAACAGGCTTACATAGTTGCAAAAGACAAAAGAAATCCCGACGCACCATGGGAATATTACATTTACTACAAGTGGGGTGCGAAGGACACGAATATTAAGGGAAGATTTTTAGGTCAGTTTTTAGTTGTGTTAGAAAGCGGAGAGTTAATTTCACCGATTAGAGAAAATCTTTATATCAACATTATTTGACATTAACACGACTCATTTTTATATTTATTAAAGAAGGGAAACCACGACTTAGTTCGTGAGAACAATAACCCAAAACTAAAAAATATAAAATATGGTTCCACAAGAAGAAATTGAACGCTTCCTATTAGGGGAAGACGACGAAAAATATATCGTATCACTCGAATACGATTACAAATCCTCAAAGATTTATAAAGTAATACAAGACCCAGTTAAGGGTAAATTATTACGCCCCGACACATTTATTCCATTTGCTTGGGTTGGTGACTTGAAAGGTAAAAACTTTTACAAGAACGATAAACACGCACAAAAACGTGCGATGAGTGAAAATGGTATTATCATAGAAAGACTTGATACTCACGATGATGAACGTTTAGAAAACGGATTAAAGTATTTGGTTAAAACAACCAAGTCATATTCCAATCTTGTAAACTTCTTTAAGGGTGGTGGATTAGACCCGTGGGGTAGAGACAACACAGACTCAATTCAAATATTATCACCTGTCGAACAATACTTAATTCAAAAAAGTAAAAGACTATTCAAAGGTTTTGATGAATACGATGAAATCCACAGGTTTGTATTCGATATCGAGACCACAGGTCTTGACCCCAAAACAAGTAAGATATTCTTGATAGGGATGAAAGACAATCGTGGTTTTCTAAAATTATTATCGGCACAAAATGAAGATGAAGAACGACAAATGATTGTCGACTTCTTTAAGACTATTGATGAGTTAAAACCATCTTTGATTGGGGGTTACAACTCAGCATTCTTTGACTTCCCATTTATTTTGAAAAGAGCTGAGATATTAAAAGTTAACATCAAAAAAATCTGCAAGACCTTACATCCCGATTATACACTGAAACAAAAAGATGGTATCCTAAAGTTAGCAAACGAAATGGAACCATACGTTCAGACTCAGATGTGGGGATATAACATTGTGGATATTGCACATGCTGTTCGTAGAGCACAAGCAATCAACTCAGATATTAAGAGTTGGTCTTTGAAGTATATTACCAAATTTATTGAAGCAGAAAAACCAAATCGTGTTTATGTTGAAGGCGATAAGATTGGTAAAATCTATTTTGATAATTTTGAATATTGGATGAACAAAGAAAACGGAGCTTATAAAAAAGTTGGGTTTGATTCAAAAATAGATGAGGTATGTAAAAGAAGGGATGATGTATATAAATTAGTTACAGGTTCAAAAATTATTGAAGACTACTTGGACGATGACCTTTATGAAACAATGGTGGTTGACGAACAATTCAACCAAGCAAACTTCTTATTGTCCAAACTTGTACCAACAACCTATGAAAGACTTTCAACGATGGGAACCGCAACGTTATGGAAAATGATTATGTCCGCATGGTCATATAAACATAATTTAGCGTTACCAAGAAAATTAGAGAAAAGAAAGTTTACAGGAGGTCTTTCTCGTTTGGTTCAGGTTGGGTTCTCTAAAAACGTATTGAAACTTGACTACTCTTCACTATACCCATCTATTCAGTTGGTTCACGACGTATTCCCTAAATGTGACGTAACAGGAGCAATGAAAAGTATGTTAAAGTATTTCCGTGATACTCGTATCAAATATAAGAACTTAGCGAGTGAATATAAGTCTATTGACCCTAAACTTGCAATTTCTTATGACCGAAAACAATTACCAATTAAAATCTTCATCAACGCATTCTTTGGTTCATTATCCGCACCACAAGTATTTCCGTGGGGTGATATCGATATGGGTGAACAGATTACATGTACTGGTAGACAATATCTAAGACAGATGATTATGTTCTTTATGAAAAGAGGTTATGTTCCACTTGTAATGGACACGGACGGTGTAAACTTCGAAACACCACAAGATAGGGAATCGTATAAGTACATTGGTAAAGGTTTGAACGGTCTTGTTAAAGAAGGTAAAGAATATGTTGGTGCTGAAGCGGATGTCGCAGAATACAACGATTTATTTTTACGAGGTGAGATGGGATTAGATATTGATGGGGTTTGGCCTTCAACTATAAACGTGGCTCGTAAAAACTACGCACTTCTTACAGACAAGGGTAAAGTAAAACTTACCGGTAATACAATTAAATCTAAAAAACTTCAAACATATGTTGCTGAGTTTTTGGATACAGGTCTTCGAATGTTATTAGATGGTAAGGGTGGTGAGTTCTTGGACTTCTACTATGAATATGTGGACAAACTATATAACAGACAAATTCCTTTGGCTAAGATTGCAAACAAAGCACGTGTTAAACAATCAATAGATGATTACAAAGTTCATATCACTAAAACCACAAAAGCGGGTAATATGATGTCCCGTCAAGCACATATGGAACTTTTAATTAAAGAAGGTAAAAATCCTGGTCTTGGTGATACAATCTTCTATGTTAATAATGGTGAAAAGAAATCTCATGGGGACGTTCAAAAGAAAAAAGATGAATTAGTTTTGAATTGTTATTTGATTGATGAACGTGACATTGAATTGAATCCCGATTTATTAGGTGAGTATAATGTTCCGAGATATTTGGCGGCATTTAATAAAAGAATTGAACCATTACTTGTTGTTTATAAACCTGAAATTAGAGAAGACATTTTAATTGAAAACCCAAAAGATAGACCTATATTTACTAAAACACAAACTGAATTAGTACGTGGTTATCCTATGAAAGAGGCTCACCAAGATACGTTAGAGGAAGTATTAACATTATCTGATACAGAATTAACGTTTTGGAAAAATGTAGGTATTGACCCTTACTATATGTATTTGGAAGGAACGGTCGATTTAGTAGACACTGAATGGGTTGAAAATAACAGAAGTCTAATGGAACAATATGTCCAACAACAAAAGAAAGTAGATGCTGATGAATATTATGAATTTGATGTTGATGGTGATTTGATGGCTCTTAGTTTCGACTAAGAGTTTTTCAATCCATCAGAAGATAAAATATACCAATAGTCACCTATTTTTCTATACTCAACACAGGCACCTTTATCTAACTCAATAATATCAAATTCCTCATCAATTAAAGAATCCGCAGTTACATTTACTTTTGTGAGAGCTTTGATGACAACGTGGTCTGTCGTTTTTGAATTTAAAAATAAATCACAGGAATCAATATCTTTTATTACAATCGCCGACTCCCCATTTGTTGAATAGGATTTATTTGTAACGACCGCAACATCTGAGGTTGTTATCTCATGTCCATTGATTATTCTTCTCGATGGTATTGACCTAAATACTGACATAAAAATTAAATTACTGTGTATGGGCTTTGGAAGGCTCTTAACTTTAATAATTTGTTTAAGTTCTCCGCTTGTAAAGCCTTTTGTTCCATCATTTTTTCTGGACGTAATCTTTCAAGTCTTGCTTTAAGTTCTTCCCATAACATTGCCTTCTCATCTTTTGCTTCTGTTGCTAAAGAAGTGTAATCCATTGTTAACTCAGAATCGGGTGTTTTAAGATTACCACTAAACTTACCTCTAACTCTTCCTAAAGTTTCTTTACAGTATGCAGTGAACCATCTTCTAACCCACGTTTGTGCGGGTGGATTAAGTTTATCCCATCTTAATTTATCTAATGGAACATCAGAAGGAAGTCTAATAACGTCTGGGTTTTTAGCCAAACAATCTTCTCTATCGTAAGTATCATAATACCAATACCAAACTCGATAGTCATTTCGTTTCATATTACCAAAATCAAACTTACCACCAGGTACATTCATCAAGTGAATTGCTTTTTTTCCTTCAGGTAATGCGGTAACTCTATATGTTAAATCACCTGTAATAATTCTTCTTTTCATTTGAATGTCTGCCATTCTTAAAAGAATGTCAAATGCTGGTGTAATAAAATAATTACCCGTTGTTCCCATTTGTGAAAAACCGGCACCACCACCTAAACCGATACCACCAAAACCCCCAAATCCACCCATGAATGGGTCAAAGTAAGCCGCGTCCAATTCAGGTCTTGCAAACCACAATAATTCGTTAAGTTCACGACCTGCGGGTATTTCATAAACTTGTTGGTTCGGCACTAAGTCGATATAATCTTTTTTTAACACCCAATCACCACCAGCCTGTAAACCTACAATTTTTGAATATGCATAAGTGAATTGTGTTTCCCAATCCATACTACGAGTAGATAGTGCTCTTGTAATAGATTGTTCATCAAGATTCAATCCGTAAACCGATGTCCATTGAGATTCAATCAACCAGTCTTGTACGTGTTGTTCATAATCCTCAATAGATAACTCCAATAGTGAGTCCATCATTTCGTCTTCAAGTTCTACTGAACGTAAAGGTGCTCCCAAAAGATTACGTATTCTTTTGTAAAGTTTACTTCTATCTGGTTCGTTGATAATAACTGTAGTTGACATAGATTTTTTTATATAAATATCCTATCAAAACAAATCTAAACAGACTTCTTTTTAATTTGTGTTGTATATTGGTCGTTTACAAATCCCCAATTCACAACTTTCCAAAAGTTTTTAATATATTCGTCTCGTTTATTTTTATATTTTAAGTAGTATGCATGTTCCCATAAATCTAACCCTAATAGAGGATAACCATTTTCTTTTTCAGTATTCATTAAAGGATTATCTTGATTAGATGTTGTAACAATTTTTAATCTATTATTTTTTGTTAAAATTAACCAAGCCCAACCTGAACCAAATTTAGTTTTAGCCTCTTCACTAAATTGTTCTTTAAATTTTTCAAATGAACCAAAATCTTTTTTTATTTTAGAAAGTATTGGGTCGGATATTTCTTGTTTTTTCGGAGATAACATTTTCCAAAACAAAGCGTGATTAAAGGCACCACCACCATTGTTTTTAACAACCTTATTAAATTTTGAAATCTTTTCTATAATTTCCTCAAGGTCTAAATCTTTTCCTTTAATTTTTTCTAACTCGACATTGAGTTTTTCAACATAACCTTTGTAATGTTTGTTGTAGTGAGTATTCATTGTTTCACTATCAATAAATTTTTCTAAGGAATTATATTCATATGGAAGTTTATCAACACTTACTTTTTTTATTTCGTTAATTAATAATTCTTTCTTTGATGACTCAACCTCTAATAACGTTTCAATTTTTTCAATTTGTTCTGAAAAAGATTTGTATATAACTTTTTCCATTTCCTTATTATTTTTTTCAAACTTTTTAATTTCTTGGGATGCCTGTGAACTAGCATCATCCTCGTTTTTTCCACCAATATCTTTTCCTTTTTTTCTTTTCAAAATTGTTCTTTGATATTCATGCGACCATTCGTGAGCTAATGTTCTTAATACATCACGATTTAATCTGTCTTTTACTAAAATTTTAAGTTTGTTTTTATCGGTTCTTGAACCTGTAGTCATCGTACCTGTTCTTTTATTTTGAAATAGAATATCAATATCATCCTTTAACGGATAATTTTTTTTAAGTTGTGAAATAAAATTGTTAATTAAAACTTTATCACTTTTACTAGGTTCAACTCCAATATATTCAATATTTACGTCCATGATATATAAATATCATCGGTTTCTAGAAATCATATTTAACATTTCTTCTATTATTGATGCCTCGTCAAATGTATCATCACCCATCACCGTTGATATGATTTTTTTCTTTCTATTTAAGATGTCGTAAATTGCACCTTCGATACTATTTTCAAATAGGGGGTAATACACTGATGTTGAATTTTTTTGTCCTATACGATGTGACCTGTCTTCTGCTTGTGAATGTTCTGCAGGTACAAAAGACAAATCATTCATGATTACAGCCTCTGCTGAGGTTAAAGTAATCCCAACACCTGCAGCTTTCAAGTTTCCAACAAATACTTTGATTTTATCGTTTGTTTGAAATTCATCGACCGCATTTTGTCTGTGGAACTTAGAACAACTACCATCTAAATAAACCGCAGATTTACCAAAGTGGTTATAGATTTGATTTAGTGTGTCGGTAAAGTTTGTAAATATAATAACCTTTTTACCTTGTTCTATAATGTTTTCGGCTAACTCGATTGTGTTATTAATTTTTTCTTGAGCAATAACTTTTCTAACTTTCATCAATTTTGAAAACTGAATTGTAAGTGAAGAAGACTCTTCAGGGTTCTGGTCATACCAATTAAAATACTCACCCATTAATTCTTCGTAATCTTTAGATTTGAGTCTTAAATAAACAGGTGTGATAATTTTTTCAGGTAAATCTAAAACGTCTTCTTTTAATCTTCTTAGAATGTGTGTTGAGGTTCTTTCTCTTAATTCTTCAAGATTAGATGCGCCTGTAACGTTCCACACTTTTCTTTTCCCAACACTAAATTGAAATCCATTACAATATCTTTTAGCATAAGCCATCCAATTCATAGCAACTGGACTATCAACAAGATTTAATAAATTGTAATAATTCATAGGTCGCGATGTCATAGGTGTTCCTGATAACAACCAAACTCTATTTGATTTACTTGCGATGTCGTTAGCAATTTTTGTTCTTTGTGCTTGGGGGTTAGAAATCATATGTGCTTCATCCATGATTACTAAATCAAAATTAATTTTCATAATTTCTGATTTTTCTTTGTCCTTTGTATCATGGAAATTTTTTAAGATGTCATAATTTACAATAACAAAATCATGTTCATCTGAAAATTTTTTACCTTCTGCAATATATACGGTCCTATCTGAATAATTTGCAATCTCTCTTTGCCAGTTTATTTTCAAAGATGCTGGACACACAATCAAAACTTTTTTAGCTCCCGTCTCTAAAGCTGCTATGATTGTTGAGGTAGTTTTACCAAGACCCATGTCATCAGCCAAAATAAACTTTTTATTTCTTACAAGTTTTTCGATAGCCTCTTTTTGGTGTTCCATAGGTGGTCTATGGGTGTATTTACCATAATCTATAGAAATGTTTTTAACTTCATTATCTTTTAGTAATGCGGACTTTGGCATCCAAAAGTCGTGTAGAGTTTCTCCTGAAAATATTTTACCCCAAATATGATAAGCTTTATCTTTTTCAACCAACAACTTCTCGACATAAATTTCTGAAGGTTCTTTGGTATACATCTTATCTTCCATTAGTTTTTTACCAAAATAAGAGTCTAACTTTACCCATTTTTTTGCAACTTTTGGTTGTAGGGTATGATAATTATTGATGTAATCGGCCTGAGGTCTCGTAGGAACAAAAGACTTACTATTTTGTTTTTTGTGTTTTAAGTTAAGGATATAGTTATTTGACCCTTCATAATCGTCTAATATTAAAAGGGCTTTTGATTCGGGTGTTTTAGGCACAAAATCTTCCATGATATAATAAAATATAATAAACATCCATAAAAAATCAATTAAAGTATTTATAGGTATGGCAGATAATAGAGTTCCGATAACCAGACTAAATAAGTTTTTTTCTGAAGAAGACTTTAACTTAGATATTTCTATGGGTGATGAATGGTTAGGTGGGGATATGAATTTTACCCTTGTTTTATACCGTATTGATAGACAAAGAACTATTAGTGATGATGTGTACGGTGAGACCTTAGAAGATGGAATACAGTTTTTACCTCCCGTTGAATTCAAGGGATATGTACAAATTGAAGCTCCTTCTAATGTTGATTATGGTTCCGCTAAATTATCACAAACAGAACCAGGTAATTTGAAAGTTGGCGTTTATCAAAAACAATTAGAGGAATTAGGTATTGATATAAACTATGGTGATTATATTGGGTATTACGAAGACGAAACAAGAGTTAGATATTATAGTGTTGTAGATGACGGTCGTGTATTTTCTGATAACAAACATACATACGGTGGTTACAAGGCTTTCTACCGTTCTGTTATTGCGGCACCAGTAACCGATAACGAATTTAGAGGAATATAAAATGGCATTACCAAGTAAAGTAAAAAAACATTTACCACTAACACCTGAAAAAGTTGGTCAAGAAAGAAGACAACAAATGTTAGATGATATTATTGATTATGGTACTTTTCTACCTAAAGGTGTTTTACATGCCGATTTAGATTTGGGTATCTTAGATTTTGTAAAAGAAGATTTGAAATTAGTCGTTGGTGAAAAGTTAGTACCGACAGTTGATAAAATCATAACTAATCAAAACTGGTCACAATTTACTGAAACATGGAACTTCCAAGATTTAGATAAAAACATTTCATTACCATTTATTGCGACAGTAAGAACTCCTGAAGTTAAATACGGAACATTTCAAGGAGGAGCTGCGAATATACCAAACAGAAGACAATTCTTTTACTATACTGTACCAACATGGGACGGACAACGAAAAGGTGCGGATGTTTACACAATACCCCAACCAATTCCTGTTGATATTACATATAATATTAAATTGTTTTGTAACAGGATGCGTGAACTTAATGAGTTTAACAAAATTATTATGCAAAAGTTCACGTCAAAACAAGCGTACACTCAAATTAAAGGTCACTACATGCCAATAATAATGGAGACGGTATCAGATGAATCGGCTAAAGATTTACAAAAAAGAAAATATTATATTGCAAGTTATACGTTAATACTAAAAGGTCTTTTAATTGATGAAGCAGAATTCAAAGTTTCCCCCGCGATATCAAGACAAGTATCTTTATTTGAAACTGATGAAAGAGTAAAAACAAGAAAGACCAAAATAGAACCACCAAGACCTAACAACTTTGATTTAGATTTGTTATTTGTAAGTGGTAATACACAATTATCTGAAGTTTTTAGGTATTCGGTAGATTTAAAAGTTACTGAAATAGAAAATTTAATTAGTTGTTATAATGCAACTTATACAGCAAAAACAAATACAAACTTATCTTATACTAATTGTTCTGGGAATATAGTAACTTCTGCACTTACAAGTGGTAATACGAGTACAATATGTGTTAAAGGTGGAACTCTACCATCATTTTCAAACATAACAGGAGCAACCTACAACACCACTACGTCTTGTGCTTCCGGCTATTCAGTATTTATTAATAATAATTACGTTGGGGATGATTTAGAAACCATACAAATAAATGATGGTGATACTTTATCTATTACCGTCTACAAAGATGACAATACAAAACAATCGGTTATTAAAACGGTAGCATACTTAGTGTAATTACTCTCCGTATATATCTTTAACCTCTTTACAATTATCGGTAATTAGTTTTTCTAAAAACTTATACATCTTCAAACCATTTTTATCACAATACTCCTTTAAGATAGTATGTACTTCAGGTTTTATTTTTAAGTTTTTTATTTTTTTTTCTTGGTTTTTCATAATGGTAGAAAAAAGGCAGAATTTATTCTTACTCTTTGATAAATATTATACTAGGGTAAAGTTTTTTGTTATTTGGTGATGTATTTATATATAAAAAATAAATTCTAAAAACATTTTTATTAACATGGCATCATCTAATAAGGTTTTTGTTTCTCCGGGTGTGTATACATCAGAAAGAGACTTAACATTTGTTGCACAAAGTGTTGGTGTAACTACATTAGGAGTGGTTGGTGAAACTCTTCAGGGACCAGCTTTCGAACCTATTTTCATCACAAACTTTGACGAATTCCAAACATATTTCGGAGGTACTAGCCCTGAAAAATTTGTAAACACACAAATACCAAAATATGAATTGGCTTACATTGCAAAATCATACCTATCACAATCTAATCAACTTTTTGTTACAAGAGTACTTGGTCTTTCAGGTTACGACGCTGGACCATCTTGGTCTATTGTAACAATTGGTAATGTAAATTCAGCAACAATTACGGCTACGGGTATAACTACGGCAGTTGGTGTAACATTTACAGGTAGTACAGGTGGCACCGTAACATTAACATCGGTACCTGCTTCGTTAAATGCAAGCGGTAATTTCTACACACCATACACTGAATTTAACGGTGGAACATCTACAATTGGTGGTGATTTACAAACATACATTTCTAATCAAATTTCACTTTACTCAACAAGTGCATCGACTTCAGGTTCAAGTGCAATATTTTGGGGTACGGTAAGTGCATCTACATTTAACAGTACAACAGGTGTAACACTTAATGGTACAGGTTCAATTTCAGCATGGACTGAAAATTTTGGTGTGGGTGTATTGACAGGTGCGACCGCAGCTTCACTAAGCGCTCAAACAACTAACGACCCTTGGTATTACGCTTTATTTAATTACCAACCAGGTACAATTAATTCTTACTATGGTCAAGGTATGGGAGCGGCACTTTCAGGTATTTCAACAACACCTACTTCAGGTGTGTTCTCAGGTACTGTTGCATTCTATACAACAACATACTCGGCATTACCATACACAACATATGATGATATGGTAGTTGCAACATTAAGGTCAAGAGGTATATCTACATATACATCAACAAATGCGGGACCTTTCTATGAAGTTTCAGGTACATCTGATGTTAAGATGATATGTACAGGTTCTTATTCAGCGGTAACTGAAGACCCTTACGCAATATTCCAAATCTCAGGTAAAACTTACGATAATGATAATTTCACATTTGAAACTTCAATGTTAAGTACCGATAAAAATTATTTGAGAAATGTATTTGGAGCATCTAACTTTGGTAAATCAAGAACTGAAGTACCTTTATTTGTTGAAGAAACATATCCAGCATTACTTCAAACAGGATATAGAGCAGGACAAATTAGAGGTTTATATTGTAATTTGGTAAGTCTACCAGGAGCAAGGTCAGGTAATTCAGATAGTCTTGGATTCTATTTAGAACAATACCAAACACCTGAAACACCATTTGTTGTTTCTGAACTAAGAGGTAATAAAGTTTTCAAATTATTTAAGTTTGTTCTAATCTCTGACGGTAACTCAGCTAATACATACGTTAAGTTGTCTATTGGTAATATTTCATTCAACAATGGAACATTCGATGTATTTGTAAGAGACTTCTTTGATAACGACCAAAACGTAAGAGTACTTGAAAGTTTCACAAACTGTTCATTAGACCCAACCCAAAACAACTACATAGCAAACAAAATCGGTACATCTAATGGTGAATACCAAGTTAAGTCTAAGTATGTTATGTTGGAGATGAGTGATGAAGCACCAACAAACGCACTACCTTGTGGATTCGAGGGTTACATCTCAAGAGAATATGCAAATGCAACTCCTCCATTTGTACCTTATAAAACAAAATACTACACAGCGGGAGAAACAATTTACAACCCACCTTTCGGCTCAACTAATGGTGGAGATAATCCTGTAATCTCAAGTGGTGAAAACCCAAGAAGAGCTTACTTAGGTATTTCTAATATTACAGGTTTTGACTACGATTTCTTCCAATATAAAGGAAAACAACTTCCAGCAAGTTTAGCAACAGACACAACAGGTGCGGCTTGGGGTTATTTAACTAAAGGTTTCCACATGGATAGTGGAGCAACAGTTGTTACTATAACAAACGCTTATGCCACATCAGGTCAATCGGCATTTGAAGTAGGTGTTGGTTCATTTAATTCAGAACCAACTGATACAAATAACCCATACTACAGATTGAATACTCGTAAGTTTACATTATTAGCTTACGGTGGTTTTGATGGTTGGGATATCTATAGAGAATATAGAACGAATAGTGACTCATATGCTTTAGGTCAAACAGCATTCAAATATGGTGCTGCAAGTTCGGTAACATATCCTACAGCATCAGGATGGGGAGCATTTAAAGCAATTTCAGGACCTAACCAAGAAAGTTGGGCTAATACTGACTACTACGCATACAAATGGGGTCAAACAACATTTGCTAACCCCGAATCAACAAACATCAATGTGTTCGCTACACCAGGTATTGATTATGTAAATAACTCAAACTTAGTGGAAGATGCAATTGATATGATTGAAACAGATAGAGCAGATTCAATCTACATTACTACAACACCTGACTTCAATATGTTCTTACCAACTTATCAAGACATTACTGAAGGATTAATTTACCCACAAGAGGCGGTAGATAATTTAGAGGGTACTGGTATTGATTCAAACTATACCGCAACTTACTACCCTTGGATTTTAACAAGAGATACGGTTAATAATACTCAAATCTATATTCCTGCAACTTCTGAGGTTGTAAGAAACTTAGCTTTGACTGATAACATCGCATTCCCTTGGTTCGCTTCAGCGGGTTACACAAGAGGTTTAGTAAATGCTATTAGAGCAAGACGTAAGTTAACACAAGACGATAGAGATACTTTATATAAAGGTAGAATCAACCCAATTGCAACTTTCTCTGATGTAGGTACGGTAATTTGGGGTAACAAAACTCTTCAAATCAGAGAATCTGCACTTGACAGAATCAACGTAAGAAGATTGTTACTACAAGCTCGTAAATTGATTTCAGCGGTGGCTGTAAGATTATTGTTCGAACAAAATGATAACAAAGTAAGACAAGATTTCTTGGATTCAGTTAACCCAATCTTAGACCAAATTAGAAGAGATAGAGGTTTGATTGACTTTAGAGTTCAAGTATCTAACACACCTGAAGATTTAGATTCAAATACATTAACAGGTAAAATCTTCTTGAAACCGACAAGAGCGTTAGAATACATCGACATCGAGTTTGTCATTACACCAACAGGAGCGTCTTTTGACAATATCTAAAAAAATAAAATAAGTGGGGGGTAGAAATATCCCCCATAAATTATTTAACACATAACACTATGAAAATAGAAAAAAAATTAATCAAAGAATCTTTAGGTTATAATACTAAAGGAAAACAAACTTTCGCAGATAAGAAACAAAATATCATTATCACCGAAGCACAATTAGAAAAACTTTTAGAAAAACTTAAAAAATAATGAATATTAATAAATACGTAAGGGATTTTGTAAAAAACAAACTTAACGAAGGTTTTACGGAAGAAGGTAATCCCGATACAAAGTATTATGCTTTTGATTGGGATGATAATATAATGTTTATGCCTACGTCAATTATTGTTTTAAGTGAAAACGACGAAGAGGTTCCGATGTCCACAGAAGACTTTGCTGAACACAGACACCAAATCGGTAAAGAACCATTTAGTTATAAAGGTACAACTGTTGTAGATTTTGCACCAGACCCATTTAGAAATTTTGGAGTTAAAGGTGATAAGAGATTTGTATTAGATGCTATGGTTGCATCTGTCGGTCCATCTTGGAATGATTTTGTTGAGTGTATTAATGGTGGTTCCATTTTTTCAATCATCACGGCAAGAGGACACAATCCAAATACCTTAAAAGAGGGTGTGTATAATTTAATAATGGCTAATAAGAATGGTCTTAATAGTAGAACATTAGCCGAAAACCTTTATAGATATAGAAATATCGGTAATGAAGTCACTGGTGAAAATAAGTCAAAAGCATTAACACCAAAAGAATTACGTGAGTATTTGGACCTTTGTAGATTTTATCCCGTGTCTTTCGGTGAGGGGTCTGCAACTAATCCTGAAGAGGGGAAAATCAAAGCGATGAGGGAGTTTATTTCTTATTGTAAAGATATGGCTCAAGAAATAGGTGAAAAGGCATTCTTCAAAAATGATGTAGAAAATAATGAAATACTACCTATTATTGGTTTTTCTGATGATGACCCTAGAAATATAGATAAGATGAAAGAATTTTTAGATGATGAAGATACTGAAAAACTAGTAAAAACTTATTTAACTAAAGGAGGAGAAAAAAAGGAAATCTAGAAATACTTATAATGCAACGATAATTTTTAAAAATAACAAAGTAAATAGAAAAAAATTTAGTTGGATATATTTATAATAAAAATAAAAGAAACAAAAAAATAGATAGACATGGCTGATTTGTTAATGAAAATGCCCTTTCAGTATGAACCAAAAAGAAAAAACAGGTTCATCATAACTTTCCCATCTTCTTTGGGGATTAACTCTTGGTATGTTGAAAGTGCTTCAAGACCAAAAATTGAAATTAAAGAAGTTCCAATTCCGTTCTTGAATACTGAAACATATGTTGCAGGTCAATTCAAATGGGGTTCAATTGACGTTACATTCCGTGACCCAATCGGTCCTTCAGCATCACAAGCTCTTATGGAATGGGTTCGTTTACATGCTGAATCAGTTACAGGTCGTATGGGTTATGCTGCGGGTTATAAAAAAGACATTGACCTTGAAATGTTGGACCCAACAGGTGTGGCAGTTGAAAAATGGATTTTACAAGGAACATTCTTAACAAATGTTGACTTTGATTCATTAGGTTACGGTGAAGATGGTTTAATTACAGTTAAAGCAACATTAAGACCTGATAGATGTATCTTAGTATACTAAAAACAAAATAAAATATTATCCAATCCCATCTATTTTAGGTGGGATTTTTTATTTACATAAACTAAAGTCAAGTTATTTTTAAAGAAAAAATTATGGACCAAAGTGCACAATACGGACAGATGGATTTCAATCTACCACACGATTTAGTTACATTACCAACTAAAGGTGTTTTCTATAAACCAAAAAAGGAAAGTTTAAAGGTTGGTTATTTAACCGCTATGGATGAAAACTATTTGGCATCCCCAAATATTATAAATGATGGTATTATACATACATTACTTAAAAATAAAATATATGAACCTGGATTTGACATCAACCAATTACTTAATGTTGACGTTCAGGCTATTTTGATATTTTTAAGAAACACTTCTTTTGGTAGTGAATACGATTTCAAGATTAGAGACCCTAAAACTGATTCTTTATTTGAAACTACAATTATGTTAGATAACATTAATATAAAAGAGTCTGAAATACAACCTAACGAAGAAGGTCTTTTTGAATTCGTACTTCCTAAAACAAAAAAGAAGGTAAAGTTACGTTTATTAAATTTAGGTGATGAAAGAGAAATCGATAAAATGAAGGAGCAATATCCTGAAAAAATGGTTGCACCTGTGGTAACAAGAAGATTGGAAAAATCTATTGTTAGTGTTGATGGTGAAACAAATAGAGAACAGATTTCGAAATTTGTGAACCAATTACCAATAATGGACTCTAAAGAATTAAGAAAATTTTTAAGAAGGTGTGAACCTGAATTAGATTTATTAAAAACAATTATGGCCCCGTCAGGAGAAAAAGTTACTATTGATGTGACTTTTGGGGCTGAATTTTTTCGTCCTTTCTTCGGAATATAGAAAAAATGTAATGGATGAATTCTTTTTAATCTCAAGAGAATTAAATTTTACCTATAAGGATTTATTAGTTATGCCAACATTTGAAAGAAAATATTTCATTTCTAAAATTGTTGAAATGTATAAAAAATAAGGTCCATTCTATTTATAAAATAAAAACATGTTATTTTTTGACGCAGAAATAGAAGGTGGTGGTTCATCTAAGTTTAAATCTTTTGGTGGTGAAGCGGGGTTCCTTAAAGGAATGGAAACCGCATTTTCTGATTACGTTGCAAATGTTACTGAAGGTCTTGCAGGATTAACAGATATTGTACAAAACCAACAAAAACAAATGGTTGGTATCGATACTGCTGCAAAAAATATTTTGCGAAGTATGGGTGGTATTGCCGACTTTACGGGAAAGGGGTCGGATAGAGCAGGTGAATTTAGAAGAACTCTAAGTGATGCATTATCACTAAGTTTGAAATTCGGAGGTTCGATGAAAGATGTCCAAGAAGCTGCTGCCGGATTAGCTGAAGGTATGGGTAGAATGGTAAATCCATCTGCGGTGTTTTTAAAAGACATAATTGCAACAGGAAAGGCTTTTGGTTTAACAAATAAGGAAGTAACAAAAATGGTTACAGACCTTGTAAGGATGGGAGGTACTCAAGAGGAGGCATTACAAACTATGAGAGGTATTGCCGACGAAGCAAGAAGAGCGGGTGTTAATACTGCGGCATATATGAAAGCGGTACAGGGCGGATTAAAAATGGCCGGTGGATTTGGATTCAAAAATGGTATAGAAGGATTAAAAACCATGGCCAAACAAGCGGCAATGTTAAGAACTTCAATTGAAAGTATCGGAGCTAAAGGTTTACAACAAAAAATTTTAGACCCTGAAGGTGCGATAGAAGCAGCAGCAGGATTTCAAATGTTAGGAGGAGCGATTGGTAAATTAGGAGACCCGTTCCAATTATTATATATGGCTCAAAGTGACATGGCTGGTCTTCAAGATGAACTTGCAAAATCTACGGCATCAGCATTTAAGTTTAATAAGGCTACCGGAACATTTGACGCATCAACACAAGATTTATATAGATTAAGACAACAAGCAGAACTGACAGGTGCCAATTTGGACGACATGTTAGAGTCTGGTCGAGAGATGGCAAAATTAGACTTTATTAGTAAATCGGTAGATTTATCAAATCTTGATGAAGCACAACAAGGAGTTTTATCGAGTTTAGCCCAAATTGATAAAGATGGTAAAGTCAGGGTTGATATTCCTGGTTTTGATGAAGGAACAAAAGACTTGACTGAATTAATGAAAGACCAAAACTTTAAAGACGCACTCGATAAGTACGAAATTGATTCCAAAAAAACAGCTGAAGAAATTGCAATCAGTCAAATGAATCTTGAAGAAAAACAATTATCCTCATTACAACAAATAGAAAAAGCAATTGTTTTAAGTTTGAGTGATAAGGAACAAGAAAAATTAATAAAAGACATAGAAGAAACAAACAAAATAACCGCGGATGCCTATAAAAAATTGACTAGTGATGTATCGACATTATCACAAAAAGAATTAACAGAAGGTACTAGACTAGAAAAAGGTGTTGCAACGGCTGGTGCTACAACCTTAGAAACGGGAACTGAAGGGTTAAAAAGGTCTCTTGAAAATATTAGTACGATAAATGATGCGTTTTTTCCAAACAGTGGCACCGCCCCTACGATTCTATCCAAAGGTAAAATATATCAAGGAATTGTCGGTGATGAAGTTGCTGTTGGAACCAACTTAGGAAGTGCATTATCAAACGTAGGTGGAAATGTTGGAGGAAGTATTGACATTAATATAAACTTGAATGGTAGTATTAGTGGTGACAATAATCTTATTACTAACATGTTTAAAAAACCCGAGGTACAAAAAGAAATTATGGACACAGTTTTATACAAATTAAACCAGTATAAAAGACAACAAGGTGTTATTTCCTAAAAAAATATAAAACAATCTATTTATCATAAAAAGACTGAATGGAGAGTCCACTATCATTTAATTCAAGTGAAAATTTTAGAAAAAAGCTTTTGGTGCGAAATCTTCCACCATATAAAGTTGATAATGCTTTTTCTAATGAAAGTAAACCTGGTTCGTCAGAATTTACTTTTAATGACTTCAGCACTGTAGACTCACCTAGCGTTGAACAAATTGGAGACAAACAAGAAAAATTATTATTACCCATAAATCAATACGGACCACAAAAACCAAATAAAGATTATGGTAATACTGTAACAATAAATGATAACCAAAATTATAAGACAAACGAAGGTGAATATGGTTATCCTGATACTATTGGAAGTGATTTAGAAACTATCGGTAATAATACTGAAAAACAAATTATTATAAAAAATGTTTATAGACCTGAAAACGGATTATCTGATTTTGGTTCTACCGCATGGTACATAAACAATGATAAAGTAATCACAACTATCGGTGAAGGTGAATATACAGTACAAGACACAGTCGGAAGTAGTTTAGAAACTACAGCAAACGCAGATAGACCAACATTAATTACTAATAATCAATATGGACCACAAACATTATCAAATGTTGAAGTTTCAATAAATAATAATTTTCAAACTAACGCTAATGAAGGTGAATATGGTTTTCCTGATACGATTGATAGTCCATTAGAAATAAAGGGTGAAACCGATAGACCGGTATTAATTGCTATAAATCAATACGGACCTGAAAATTTACCAACAACTGAAGTATCAATAAACAACAATTTACAAACAAATTCAAACGAAGGTGAGTATGGTTATCCTGATACTGTAGATAGTGAATTACAAATTGTAGGTCAAGACACAAGAAAACCAAATTTTTTACAAAATCAATGGGGACCTGAACAAGGTCAAAGTGAAACCGAAGTTGAGCCTTATAGAAAATTAAAAAGTCTAACAATACCACAAGGTAACTATGATGTTACTGATTCGGACGGTTCTTTATTAGAATTAGTGGGTGGTGTTAAAGAAACTGAAGCGTATCTATCTAATAGATATGCAACCGGAGAAGGATTTTATGACCCTACAGATTTTAAAACATTTCAATTAGCGGCATTACAATTACCATACGCTAATTCTGATAATACGTTTATATTTTTACCATCAACTTACACTCCTTATAGTATTTTATTAGAGGATGACCCGTCAGGTTCTGAGGGTTCTTTGTCTGAGGATTCTGATTTAGCAATGATTGGTGCTAAAAGTTTGAACAAAGAATTTAAACACAGAGTAGCTTTAGAACTTTACCAACAAACATTAGGTCAAGTAAATATATTTAATTCAAACGTAGACCCAGTTACGGGTGAAATTTCCGCAAAACCAAACACAGACCCTTTTGATGCGATTGGATTACTTACGGGGAACATTCCTATCGTATCAAGAGTTTATAATATTACAACACCTGACTTCTTATTTGGTCAGGGAATTAATTTTGCAGCTAAGTTAGCGGGATTATATTCACCTTATTCTTATATACCTGGTGAGTATTTTGATTATCCTGACCGTATAATTAACGGACCTTTTGTAAATCCTTTATCTTTAATAGGAGGTGCTATTGGTTCTTTATTCAGTGCATTACAAGGAGCAAATCAATCATCTTCTGAGTTGATGTTAGAATATACATCAATTCCTACTAGAAAATTATTATATGACCAATTAAAATACAATCAGTATAGACCAAATTATAAAATCGGTACTAACCTAACTGCACCAAAAGGTGTATTTTATATTGGTGAAAGAAAAAATCATCTTGCAGAATTATTATCACCTGCCGCAGAACTACCTCAAAATAAAGATAGAACTGGTTCATCTATTGGACCTGTACAATCTTATTCAAATATGGGTAAACTTTATGAGACGGACCAACTTGATGGTACACTATTTGGTATAAACAGTAGAAACTTTTATAGTGCTGGTAGCACAAAAGATGGGTGTATACTTATAGGTAGTAGTGTATTTGGTGGGTTTACATGGATTGGAAATAAGGAATCAAATGATGTAAATAACCCTAAACCCGGCGCATTACAGGGGAGAGGTGGTGAACAATTTGAAGACACTAGTGAATTTAAGTTTGGACAACTTACTGACTTTGGAAAAAGTGAGTCCACAAGATACAATTTTACACCAGGTTCAATCTTAGATGTAACACAAAAGTTAATAGATGCGGGACAAAGAAAGTCCGTTCAAAACCCAAAAGAACACGTAGGTAATGCAATTAATCAAATTACCAAAGTATTCAATGATGGGTACCAAGAAATTACTAAGGGTTCTAAAACATTAAGATGGACAACTAAAAACTCAACAGGTGGAGGACAAGTCCAAGGTTTAGAATATTGTAGAGTTTTCACAAAAGATAGACCATATTATACATTTGATGAGTTACAAAAAACGGATGGTAATATTAG